ACTATGTTGAACCGAACAAACTTGCAATGGTGGAAGATTTTCCTTGGTCTAAACGAAGAGGAGAAACCTGGCACAACTCGGGAGTCGTAGCATTTCAAAGAACTCCAGTTATACTCGACATGTGGAACAAAGCATGTAAAGACGGAGTAAGAATTGGTCGAATGTTAGGTACTGCTGATCCAGGTGACCAAGATGTCCTACACTATTTAATGGACACACCACTTAAGAGAAATATACATATAGTTGACTTACCAAACAAGTACAACGTAACAAGAGTTCAGCATATTGACAATACTGTACCAGAAAATGTGATTATATACCATTGGACTGGACATAAGGGTAAATTAAAAATACAAGAGATGATTGATAATGGATGCTAAAGAGATAATTCACGTAATTGGTAATGGAGATTTAGCCACACTTTATACTCCAGCTAAAGGATTAAAGATTGTATGTAATATGCCAGCATTTACAGTAGAAAATGTATACGCAACGTGTATGGTTGATTATAAAATGATGGCATGTTTATATGAAGGTAATGTAAAATTAGATATGTACAGTTGGGTTCTTGGTGTTAGACCACGTCATTGGATGGAAATGAAACCTGACTTTTATATGAAGTATGCTCACTGCGTTAAAGAATTTTATCCTACAGTTCCAGACTATGCTGAAAATCCAACCAACTTTAATTGTGGCCACATGGCTGTACACTATTCAGCAAATAAGTTAAAAGGTAAGCAAATTCACATGTATGGATTTGATACACTATTTGATTTCAATATTCGTTCTTCTACGGATACTTACTTAAACTCTGATCGTTCTAATCAGAATAACTATAGACTAATTGGTAATTGGCGTCCTATATGGCCTTCAATCTTTAATGAGTTTAAAGACACAGAGTTTATCCTTTACCATCACCACAATGACCTTAAAATTAATGCTCCAGATAATGTCAGAGTCCAGGTTAGAAACACAAAAACTAAGAAAAACGTCTAAGTTATTGATTTTATTAAAGATTTAAATTGCAATAATCCTGTACATTTAATAAGTTTTATAGTACAATATTACTTATAAATTAAACTAAACAGGAGACAAAATGGCACATATGATAGAAACAATGGCTTATGCTGGTAGAGTTCCATGGCACGGACTTGGCGTAGAAGTCGAAAATAACTTAAACCCTCAAGAGATGCTAGATGCAGCAAATCTAAACTGGTCAGTTGAAAAGCAAGATTTGGTTACTTCAGCTGGTATTCAAGTACCTGGTAAGAAAGCTCTAGTACGTACTTCAGATAACTTACTACTCGATGTTATTGGTACTGATTGGAACCCAGTTCAAAACATCGAAGCTTTTGAGTTCTTTAGCGACTTTGTAAGTAACGGTGATATGGAAATGCATACAGCTGGATCACTTGATGATGGTAAAATGGTTTGGGCACTTGCTAAAGTAAGCGATGGATTTGAGTTATTTAACGGAGATGCTGTAGAAAGTTATTTGTTATTTTCTAATCCTCATCAATACGGAAAAGCAATTGACGTAAGATTTACTCCAATCAGAGTCGTATGTAATAACACACTTACACTCTCACTTGAAAGTAGCTCATCAGCTTCAGTTAAACTTAACCATAGAGTAGAATTTAATCCAGAGATGGTTAAAGAAATGCTAGGAGTTGCTCATGACAAGCTAGAAACCTACAAAGAAATGGCAGAGTTTCTTGGCTCTAAGAGATACACAAAAGAGACTGTAACTGAATACTTCAATAACGTGTTCCCAATTAAAAAGAGAACACCTGGCGAAGCAAAGAAAGATATGAGTAAGAATGCAAGTCGTTCGCTTGAGATACTCAATACTCAACCTGGTGCAAGATATGCTGAAGGTTCTTTCTGGCAAGCATTCAATGCAGTTACTTACTTAACTGACCATGAACTTGGTAGAGATTCAAATACTAGAATGAAAAACGCATGGTTTGGTTATAATCAGAAACTTAAAACAAGAGCTTTAGAGACAGCGGTGGAATATGCTGAAGCAGCCTAAAGTTTGGTACGTAAAGTGGTTCGCTACCATCATGGTGTTGGTAGCAATCACTGTTCGATCTGCAGGTTATAATGAAAATTTTCATTTGCTAGATCTAATATTTACTTTATCTGGTACTCTTGGTTGGTTATATGTATCAATCGTATGGAAAGATAGAGCACTAATTATTATGAACACTGCAGTATTAGTAATAGTCTCTCAAGGATTATTTAGATTTTTACAATTATGAATATTTTTTACCTAGACAAAGATCCTAAAGCCTGTGCACAGTATCACTTAGATAAACACGTTGTCAAAATGATTGTTGAATATGCACAGCTTATGTCTACTGCTCATAGAGTATTGGACGGTGAGGAATACTTTGATCTATCAAAGAATGGACGTAGAGTAAAGCGATTTAAGTTACCTGATAAATACTTAGATCGGGTCATATACAAAGCTTGTCATATTAACCATCCTAGTGCAATTTGGACTAGACATTCAGATGAGAACTACAAATGGTTATTTAAGCTATGGAATGAGCTTTGTAAAGAATACACGTATAGATATAGGAAGCAACATGCAACGTTTATGAAACTAGGTGTTGACTTGGTCAAAGTACCAAAGAATATACCAAAGGGTGAGTTTACACAACCAACTCCAGCTATGCCGGATTATTGTAAAGATGCAGACTCACTTGTTGCTTATCGTAAATATTATATAAATGAAAAAATGTATATGGCAAAATATACAGGACGGGAGTTACCAGAATGGTTGAAGAAAACAATAAGTATATAATTGTAACTGGCGGTGAAGGATTTATCGGAAGCCACTTAGTCGAGAGACTTTTAAACGAAGGATACTTTGTAAAAGTAATTGATGACGAAAGAATTGGTAAGTATAAAATCGATCATCCAGATGTCTTATATGTTAATGAGGATGTTGCAAATTATAAAGTCGTTGAGAGAGACAAACACGCTAGAGCAATATTTCACTTAGCAAATAGTCCTAGAGTACGTAGATCTTTGGATTACCCTGTAGATACTCTAAGGAATAACTTAGATACAACTCTAAGTGTAGTACAGATGGCTATGGATATTGGATGTCCATTATACTTTTCTACTTCATCATCGACTAAATATGCTGAATCTACCAATCCATACACGTTATCAAAGAAAATGTGTGAAGATATCATACTTATGTTCAGACATAAATATAATGTCGAATCAACAATGATGTACTATTACAACGTGTTTGGTCCAGGTGAAGCAGACTACGGTCCATATAGCACAGTCATTCGTAGATTTAAACAAAAGATTCAATCAGATGAGCCTATGGTTATATTTGGTGATGGTTCAAAACGTAGAGCTTTTACTCACGTATTAGACGTCGTCGAAGGAATGATGGAAATGATGAACATGCCATTTACACCAGATGAAGTTCATTTGGGTAATGCTAAGAATGTAAGTATACTAGATATTGCAAATGCATTTAATCCATATCCTTACGTATTTGAAGATAACATGCCTGGTGAAGCACAAGAAACATACTGTGAGAATCCAATTATTGATTGTAAATTTGACGTTGAGGAGTACATACGACAATGGGTAAAGGATCGAAACAAAGACCTTTAGGAATACCTAAAAAACAGTTCGAAGAAAACTGGGATAAAATTTTCAAGAGGAACCATGAAAAAAATAAATGATTGGTATGTTCCAGATAGAGATCAATATTCAGGAGAAAAGCCACTTGAAGCAAGACTTGAGATGTATAAAGCTCAGTCTGATTGGCTAAAAAAACATATAAAACATACTAACCTTTATATTGACATTGGAGCAAATTTTGGCCATACTATAATTCCTTTTAAAAGATTGTTTAAAAAAATAGTAGGTTTTGAAATAACTCCAGATAATTTTCAATGTCTAATTGAAAATACAAGAAAAAGTCCTAATGTTGTTTGTTATAATTTAGGGTTAAGCAATCAACATACAATGGTAAATGTTTTAGAATATAAAACTGCTGGATCTGTTAATACAATTCAAAGCACTAGACTTATAACTGACTCAAGTAGAAATAGATCTCCTATGGTTGTGCAGAGACCAGTTACGACATTGGATCTTATGTTTCCTACTGAAATAGCAAGTTTTATAAAGATAGATGTAGAAGGACATGAAGTTGAAGTACTTAAAGGAGGCAGAGAGCTTATCTCTAGATCACAAGGATTGCTATATATAGAAACATCAGATAAAAATAGAGAATCCATTTGCTCTTTATTAGGTCATTTTGGGTGGAAATATATTTCGCGAAGAGGAAAAAAAGATCTTAAAACGGGAGCTGAAGTTGTTAAGAAAACTACTGATTTATTATTTAAAAAGCGATGAAGGTTGCAATAAATTATTTTAGAGGAAGAATGAACAAGGTTAATAATTGGTGGGTACCTGAATATGATAGGTATAGTAAAGAAGCTATTTTAAATAGAAGAATTAAACTATACGAAGAGCAAGCTGAAATGCTTAAAAAGCATATAAGGCACACAGATCTTTATGTTGACATAGGAGCAAACTTTGGTCATACTGCTGTTCCATTTGCCAGTATGTTTAAAAAAATAATTTGTTTTGAAATAACTCCTACTAATTATGAATGTTTAGTAAAAAACACAGAGGCATATCCAAACATTCAATGTATGAATGTAGGACTAAGTAATATTGCAGGTAAAGTTGACATTATGGAATATCCTACTGCAGGTTCAGTGAATGCTATTATTGAAACTAAATTTGCTCGAAGCGAAAAAGGTAATGTTGTTCAAAGACACGTCGTTCCATTAGATTACCTATTACCTTACGAAACTGCAGGATTTATAAAGATTGATGTCGAAGGACACGAAGTTCAAGTAATCGAAGGAGCACAAGAATTTTTAACACGATCTAGAGGACTGTGTTTTATAGAAAGCGTAGAGACAAAAGAAGCAGTAAAAGAAGCTATGTTTAAATTAGGTTGGAAGTATATACTTAGAAATGGATTCCATGATCTTATCTTTAAGAAGAAAGCTTAACTTTTGTAAATACCCTGTATATAGTCTTCAAACTGTTCTACCTTATCTAAACGATTAGGCCAGTAAATATAATTTTTCTCAGGATTTTTCTTGAGGTTTGTGAGAAGAGGTTGTACCGCATTGAATAACTTATCTAATTTATCCTGTACGGAAGTGGCTGTAGCAGAAGCATTCTCTACCTCAGCAGAGGCCTTCTGGACGACTTCCAGTTCCTCCTCAGTTACCGCTGTAAATCCAAAATCGAATATCTCATCCATAGTGAATATATTTATATCCCGTAAGTTATTGATTTTAAACAAAATAAACAATGAGTGTAGAATCAATAGGTTAGGGCATTATTCCGTAAGTTATTGATTTTATTAAAGATTCTCTTATGTACATAATTCTCAGATGTGGTACTATATTATTATATACTACGGAGGTATTATGAATCTAAATACAGAAATTATCGATGCTGTTAACGAAGGGCTCATTCCAAAAGATGACCTAATCGTTGCACTCCTTAGAGTCATTGGTCCAACTGACCTTAGGGATATTATCGAAGCTTATGATTGGACTAACTTACTTAAAAATGGCGATCAATTACCCGTCTATAAACGTAGAGCGTTAAATGTAGACGATGTGGATTGGAATAACGACATGGAGGATGA